AACCATGACCCACGAAACCAAAGCCAAACTCAAAGCCGCCCTTGCGACGGGCTACATCGTGCTGACCACCTGCCTCGGCATCGCATTTTTCGGCAGATTCTTTCTCGCAATTATCACCAACTAAACCCCCAAACCATGCACATATTCAAAACAACCAACATCAAAGGCAAGGACTATGTTGAAGTCAACCAACGCCTCCTCTTCTTCCGCAACACGCCAGCCTATGCAGGTTGGTCCATCGAATCCGACTTTGTTGACCTGCAACCCGACCGCTGCTGCATCAAGGCGATCATTCGGGATGCCGATGGCCGCATCCGTGCAACGGGCCACGCCCATGAGGACCGCACCAGTTCCATGATAAACAAAACGAGTTATGTAGAAAACTGCGAAACCTCTGCCTTTGGCCGTGCCTTGGCTGCCTTGGGTATCGGGATTGAAACATCAATCGCAAGTGCTAACGAGGTGCAGATGGCCATCGCCAAGCAGGACAACTTTAACGACCTCAACGACAAACTCGGATTGGTTCCCGCCTACGACGACCTCACCGCCGCAACGCTCAAGGCCGACTTCCTCAAATTGGTGCAGAAACTCCCCGCTGACCAGCAGGAGCGGTTCATGAAGGACATCGACCAAATGACCCCCGCCCGATTTGAAAAGGGCATCCAATTCATCCAAAACCAACTTTCTAAAAAATAAGCCATGAACAACCTACTGACCAAATGCAATGCGGATGTCTATAAAGCCATCCTTGAAATCAAAGAAAGCCAACCCGAAACTGGTGAAAAACTTATTGCTATCCTGCAAGAGCACGAATATTACTCGTATATGAATTTTGAAGATGTAGTGTGGTTCGCCGCTTACCTGCCTTATGAAATTTGGGATTGCAAAGTCCACACCTTCCACCTCCTCTTTCAATCCAAACAAACAACCACAATGCCATGAACCACTTAGTCACCATCCCCAAGTCGGACATCAGCAAGGCCGATATTAACGACATCGCCGCTGGCCTTATCCTCCGAATACAGGAAGGCGAGGTCAACCCCATCGCCGCCCATGTACGCTTGAAGGCGGTTGTCAAAGCCTTGGAGCAAGTCCTCAAAGCAACCGAGGACATCGTCCGTGACGAAGCCGAAAAGCACGGGAAGACCTTCTCCGCATTCGGTGCTGAAATCCAAGTCAAGGAGGGGGCGCTAACTCCCGACTACACGCACGACCAAGTTTGGAGCGACCTGCAGGCATGGACAAAGGAACGAGAAGAACTGCTGAAAATGGCATTCCGAAACGCTGGCAAGGCAACGGTCTACGAAGAGTCGACTGGTGCAGCGGTTCCTGTATGTCCCGCAAAGGGGACAAAACCAAGCATCGCAGTTACTTTTAAGACCAGTTAAGATGACAAGAAGCCAAGCCCTCATCCAAGCGATGCAGTTGCTCGCTATACGCCCATACAAGGCCGCAGAACTATCCAAAGCCATCGGGATTAACATCCGTACCACTCACCGAATTTTAAACGATTTACGGGCCTCTAAATGGCTCACAAAAGAAACCTGCAAATATTCAATTCAACCTAACCAAACCCCAACCCAAAACCCATGAGCGATTACACCCCACAACCCAACACCTTTACCTTGTTCGCAAACGACAAGGGCGACAACCCAAAACGCCCCGACTACAAGGGCGACATCATCATGCCCGACGGGACCAAGATGCGGCTATCCGCATGGATTCGAGAATCAAGAAACGGCGAGAGAAAGTTCTTGAGCGGCAAGGTGGAACCATTCCAGCAGCAGACCAGCGGCGGGAATTTTGCCCCCCAAGATGGTGATATGCCTTTTTAGTGTAACTTTGTGACCTAATTACATTTACCAATAACCACCTCATGTTTCCGGCCATGCGGTGTTTAGATAAAGGGTTCAATCCATCGTAACCCCTCGCCCCAGCTGCCGGAACAGTTGGGGCGTTTTTTTTACTCATGAAGCAAATATCATGGTTTAAGTTCTGCCCAGCCGATTGGATGATGGGCCGAATATCCCGCCAACCCGCCGAGGTGCAGGTGGCCTTCATCCGACTCTGCTGCGTCTATTGGAACGCAGAATGTGAGATGTCAACCGACCACGCCGAACTGGAAGCCGATGGGCATCTTGAACGGTTACTCCAAACCCGATTGGTAGAATCAAACGGGCCGTCGGTCTTCATCAAATTCCTTGACATCCAATGGGAGGAAGCCAACCTGCATCGGACCAAGATGTCCCAAGCGGGAAAGCGGAGTGCCGAAAGGAGGTCAGCAAAGGTTGAAGAAAATCCAACTAAGGTTGAACCTATGTTGAACCTACCTTCAACTAAGGTTGAACCAATGTTCAATAGAGAAGAGGAGAGAAGAGAAGAGAAGAAGAGAGGAGAAAGTACTTGTGTGCTTTTTGACCAGTTTTGGAGCCTCTACCCACGCAAGACCTCCAAGCAGTCCGCATCCAAAGCCTTCGCCAAGTTGAAGGACGAAGACCAGCAGGCAGCCATCAACAACATCGCCCGCCTCTACGCTGAAACCCCCGTCCAGTTCGTGCCCCATGCGGCCACCTACTTAAACCAAGGCCGATGGGAGGACCAAGTAATTCCCCGCAATGCTACCTTCAACCCACTAAACCAAACCGACGATGAACCCCTACCATCTTACCGCTGAACGCAGGCTCCTATCCTGCCTAATGGACCAATTTACAAATAGAGCGGTCCTGCTCCTGCAAATCCCCGAACGCCTATTTACGGGGAACCATGTCCTTGTTTACAGGGCGATTGAATCCCTGCACCGAGCAGAGCGACCCGTGGACCTTGTTGCGGTTCACAAGCACCTCATTGACAACGGGCAGGCCCATGTCATCGCTGAATTTGTGGACATCTTGGACGGCAACACGCTGACCTCCGATTGGAAGGTATACGCCTCGGACCTCAACGAAGCGTGGAAGCAGCGGGAGGAACAACGCATCATGGACGAGTTGGCCCATGACAGGGACATACCCAAAGCCTTCGCCCGTTACCAATCCATGCAGGCCATTGAAACCAACGCCACCGAAACCACCGCCCACGAACTGGCCAAGACCTACCTCATGAACATGAACGAGGTCCGTGAAGGCAGACGCAAGGATTCCATCTATCCCACCTACATCAGCCCGATGGACCGAATGATGACGGGATTCAAGCCCACCGAGTTTATCCTATTGGGCGGACGGCCCGCAATGGGCAAGACGCTCTTGGCTCTGCAAATCGCCATGAATCAAGCCATGGCCGATATCCCCGTGGTGTTCTTTACCCTGGAAATGTCAGCGGAGCAACTGACCCAGCGGATGCTTTCTAACCTCGCCACCATGGACGGGGCGCACTTTCTTAACCCCACCGAGCGAATCAGCACGCAGGACTTTATGGACCTTGGCCAAAAAGCGGACCTCCTAAAGTCCAAGCCGTTGTATATCGTGGACTTGCACCAAGCCAACTTGGACCGCATTGAAGGCGAAATCGCAAAACTCAAAACCAAGTACGGGATTTGCGGATTTTACTTGGACTACCTCCAACTCGTAGAGCCAACCAAGATTGACAAGGCCAAGCCCAAGATTGAGCAGATGACCAACATTTCCAAAACGCTTAAAGCAATTTGCAAACGGCAGAAGGTGTTCGGGGTCGTGGTGTCGTCACTATCCCGTGCAACCGAGGGCCGAAGCGACCATCGCCCCATCATGTCCGACCTTCGGGAAACGGGGCAACTGGAGTTTGATGCTGACAAAATCGGTTTTGTTTACCGACCCTACGAACACGACAGGAACCAGCCAGCGGACTTGATGGAGGTCATCGTCCGCAAGAACCGCAACGGTTCCCTCGGCATCGCAAACATCCAATGCCACCTTCCCTACACCAAAGCCAACGAGTACCCACCCAATTCGCTATGATGGAAGAATATAACCTGCAGGCCGCCTGCGTCAAGTTGTTCGCTTTGATGCGACCCAACGAGCAGGGTCTGCTATTCCTCAACCTAAACAACCCCCGTTCCCGTTCCAACGGGTTCTTCCTCAAAGGCATCGGGCTGACCGCTGGAGTGGCTGACATGACCTACCTATCGCGTAAGGGAGCGGTGTTCCTTGAATTTAAAACCCCCAAGGGCAAGCAGTCGCTATCGCAGAAATGGTGGCAGGGGGTGGTTCAGGAGGCGGGGTATAGGTACGAGGTCATCCGAAGCGTGGAAGAATTCCAGCGGGTGTTGGCTGAATGTGGGTAGGTTGTTTATATCTTTGACCCATGCCCCGCCTACTGCTCCTGCTTCTGCTGACCGCCTGCACCAACGACCGCCCTTGGAAGGTGATTGAGGTCAGGCCGAAGGGGGATGCCTGCGAGTATGTGTTGTCCCGCTCCAACGGATTCGGGCCGCAGGTAAAAATCAAGACCGATACTTGCGGGAAGTATCAATTATTCCAAACCGTAAACCCCTAACCCATGAAACCAACCCCCACCGATTTCCGCCGCTGGCAAATCCACATCCGCAAGGAGTGCGTGAACTGCTCCCGCCCCGACCGCTCCGAAACCATCAAGGCGTGGTCCGTGAACTGGACCCTGCTCGGAAGAATCCTTCAAGCCAAAAACGCATGAGGTACGGTTCCGTTTGTTCGGGCATTGAGGCCGCATCCGTTGCATGGCATCCGCTCGGATGGGAACCGCAATGGTTCTCCGAGATTGAACATTTCCCAAGCGCAGTCCTAAAGCATCGTTTTCCCGATGTCCCCAACCTTGGGGATATGACCCAACTAAATCAAAACCCAGTTTTCAATGAACAACCAATTGACCTTCTCGTGGGAGGAACCCCATGTCAATCATTCTCCGTTGCAGGACTTCGCAAAGGTCTTGCTGACCCAAGAGGAAACCTCATGCTTACCTTTCTTTCAATCGCTGATAAACGCCGTCCCAAGTGGATTGTGTGGGAAAATGTCCCAGGCGTTTTGTCGTCCAACGGAGGAAAAGATTTTGGAACCTTCCTCGGGGCGTTGGGCGAACTCGGGTATGGGTTCGCCTACAGGGTTCTTGACGCTCAACACTTCGGAGTCGCACAAAGACGCAGAAGAGTGTTTGTTGTCGGATACCTTGGAGATTGGCGACCTGCCGCAGCGGTTTTATTTGAGTCCGAAAGCCTGCAAAGGGATTCTAAATCGAGCAGAGCGAAGAGGCAAGAAACTCCCACCGATGCTCAAGGAGGCGTTGGAGCAACAAGCTATGGGACAGGGTTAAATCCCCAATTAATGGCAACGCTATGCGCTAAAGATAATGAAAAGCTGGGGAGTGATCAGTGGGTTAAAGAAGGAAAAGCCATTGTTGGATTCAAGCCTTCTTGGTGGGTTAGAGCGACAAGCCCTGATGGAAGAGAAACCATCGGGACTTTAAGGCAAAGGGATTACAAGGGAATTGGAAACGATGACCTTGAGTCGGGTAGAGGTCTTGCGATAGAAGTAAAGCAAGTCGCTCAACCCATTGCCGTGGACTGCTTCAACCAAACCATCAATGAGAAGACCTCGCAGACGATTGGTTCTTCGGCTTCGGATGTGAACCATTACGGGGCGGTGTTGCAGACAATGGCTATTCGTAGGCTGACACCGAAGGAATGCGAACGGTTGCAGGGTTTTCCCGATGATTGGACAAAGATTCCCTATCGCAACAAACCTGCTGACCAATGCCCCGATGGACCGAGGTACAAGGCTTGCGGGAACTCAATGGCCGTGCCTGTGATGCGATGGATTGGAACGAGAATACAAATGATTGAAAACTATTTAAACCCCTAACCTATGCCCTGGATACGCCCCCAAGACAAAATGCCCGAAGATTGCAAACCCGTGCTGATTACTGACAACGAAGGATATCAAATCGTTGCTTGGTATGATATTACTTACAATAAGTGGTACTCCGAGTATCACTCTTGGTTTCCCCGTGAAGTCAACTATTGGATGCCCATCCCCGAAATCGTTTAAGCCATGACCTGGATAGCCTGCAAAGACCGAATGCCGAAAGACGGGGAAGATGTAATATTTTTCGCTTTTGGTGTAGATATACTGGTTGGGTTCTTTACGGAATCTATACAAGAGTGGTGCATTCATTATGCTGATAAAACATACCCAACAAAAAATCAAGTGACCCATTGGATGCCACTTCCCGAACCCCCACCCCCCAGCAAATGACCCCAGCCCTCATTCACCACCTCGTTGACACCACCGCCGCTATATTCGGCATCACGCCCGACCAGGTGCGGTCTTCGTCACGGGAACGGCCCTGTGTCATCGCTCGGAACATCGTTGCCGACATCGCCTACAACGAGTACCTATTCACCTTCATGGCTATCGGCAAGGAACTCAACCGCCACTACTCCACCATCATCATCAACTTGGAATCCTTCCACAACGACTGCAAAGCGAAACCGCAACTGCGCTACCTTCGTAGGCAAGTTTTCAACAACGCACAAGAGTATTTGCAGACCGCTGAAGGGGCGTATATCACTGACACTCTGCAACTTCCGAAGCAAGAATAGCGGCAAACCGCCCGCATACCCAAGGGGTCGGCCTAACCGCTGACCCTTTTTTTTTGCAATCTTTGTGCATGGCATCCGCAGAAACCGTAATCCTTGACCTCTACCGCACGGGCGAAATCCGAAAAGCCTGCCTCACCATTACGGGAGGCGACCCGCTTTGGAGGGACTTGGAGCAGGAGTGCGTCTTGATTCTGCTGGAGAAAGACCCCGCCAAAATCCTGCAAATACAAGCGCAGGGGTACTTCAAGTTCTATGTGGTCCGCCTCCTGCTCAACTTGTACCGAGGCAAGAACAACCAGTTCGCTCAAAAGTACCGCCACCACGACCTGCTCGAAGAACTGGACCCCGATTCCCCTATTCCACAGTCCGAGTACGATTCCCTCATGGACGACTTGTGGGCCATCGCCGAAGCGGAGATGGACACATGGGCTAAGGACGGGGCGTTTCCATATGACAAGGAACTGCTGCGCCTGCACCTCCGCACGGGGAACATGAAGAAGTTGTCCCGTGACACGGGCATCCCGTATCGCAGCATCATTTACTCAATAGACCAAGCCAAGGCCAAAATCAAGGCCGCCATTCAATCCCATGGACACGCTGATATTTCCCCTGCTGATTAGCAGTTTGACCGCCCTTGCTATTGCCGAGTACCATGTCCTGCCGCAATGGTGGTACAAGACCTGGTTCGCAAGGCACAAGCCGTTCAGTTGCGTGACCTGCCTGACCTTTTGGGTAGCGGTGGCCCTGACCCTGCCCACCTGCGGTTGGGTCCTCGCACCCGTGTACGGCCTCGCCTCGGCGGGGCTGACCGTTGTCATCCTCCAAGTCACGAACCGATGACCCAAGACGAGTACCTGCTGGCAACCAAACACCGCCACTATTGGGAGCAATATCAAGCCGCCCTGTTCATGCGGTTGTCCCCCGAAGCGGTCCACGACTTGCAGACCATCCTCGTGGCCCACGGACGACCGAACACGAATTGGTGGTGCGCTGACTGCGTAAAATCGGCACTTCAATACATTTACCAAGAGGCGGACCAGTTCGCCGAAGCCAACCAGCAGACCTTTACCCATGCCCTCACCAACCAAAGCCCCCAACGATGAGGCCCAAGTCCAAGCCCGCATGGATTCGCTGATGATGGTCATTACGACCCTCTGCGACTGCATCGGGGCGGTGGAGGAATCCAACTCGCCCAACGCCTTTGCGGTG